CTTCAAGATTTGCGGCTTTGTCGATCTTGGCTTGCACCTTCTTCAACGTGTTCTGTACAGCTTCCCTGTTGTTGATAACGTAGCGAATGTACTCTTCCATAAGCCATCCGTAGTTCTCTTTGCTGTCTTTAAACAACTCGTCGGTGGTACCTTTTAGGCTACGATCTGTAACCATCTTATCTACACGAACTTCAAGTAGCCGCTGCATCTCTGCCTTCGGCTGTGCTTTGTTTCTGACTAACATGTCCCACATACTGGTGTTACCTGTTGACAGCGCTATGAGTGACCAAGGATCACCACGAAACCGCTCGGTGTTTCCGTTAGCAGACATACGGTTTTTCTGTCGCCCACTGCTGATTTGATACAGATAGTCGGATGCATCGGCTTGGTGCTGTTTGCCCTTCTTCTGCATGTTCGTCATCTCGTCAGAACATAGCGATAAGTCTTTCATGCGCTCACCACGGTTCATGCGAGAATTGTGGGTGTCGTCTTCCTTCAGCATAAGTTCTTCTGGCGAACCTGCTAGGCCGATTGCTAAGTGCATCGCAGTAGTTTTACCCACACCTGACCCACCCCACATATGCACGGCTAAACTACCCATACCTGTCATACGCATGAGCGGCGATCCGTAACCTGACCCCACGATAAACTGATGCAGTTCAAAGTTAGGCCGATTGTAAAACTCTAACATATCAAGCTGTCGATCACGCGTGCCTGCCGGCTCAAACGCGTCAACCAGTCCTGCTAACTTACTAGACGGTGGGTTGTACTCGTTGTCTGTAGCTCCAACCACTCGTGAACCAATCACGAACTCTTCCATGTTCTTGTCAGTCCAACCAAACTGCACGTGTGCATTGACCGCGTTTGTCTCGGCTTGCAGCTTGTGTATCCACTTCTGTGTATACTGCATCATCTTGTTAACATCCTCTGCACCTATCAAAACTATACCATTAACAGCCATGTTCTTGCGAAACTCTTCTCTTGAAGTCACGCTAGATAGCGGCACAACAAACTCACGCAGCCCATCCTTCGGCAAGTGCAAAGCAAAACTAATCACTTCACCCAACTCTGGGTCTTTTAGTCTGCGCGTCACATAGAAGTCGTTGTGGTATATCACGATCTCTTCGTAGGTTCCGTCCTCGTCCTTCTTACCACGCATAAACACGCCACCCGCACGCCCACGAAAGTACGGTGCAGGGTACTCTGGAACGTACGATTTAGGTGCCAATCCAAAGTGTGTTTGTATCGGCTCTTCGAACTCACGGTCTTCTTCGGTGGCTTCGATGTACTCCTTACCCAAGGTTATCGGACTGCCGATTTTACCAAATAAAGGACACTTAGTGCAGACATCTGGATTGAACTCGTCAAACTTCGCACATGTATACGGCATGTCTATTAGGCGTTCGGCTTTACGTACCGTGTCCTCCTGAGAATAGTCAGGGTGTCCACTTGACATTTTATGTATAGACTTGTCACCGTCTGAGCAGTTTATCGCAATCGACAGACCTGCACGCCACAACGGTTCGGACATTGTGTCTTGGTTCTTAATTATGTGTGCGATCTGCGCACAGCCTTTACCTGCTACCGTCTTCTTAATAATCGTGCTGAACTTACTTTGCGTGCTACCAGATAACGCATCAAGCACAGGGTCGGGTCCACGTGGGACGTAGACTTGTGGAACTGGTATCATCCCGCCGCCAACAGCCATAGCGAAATCTTCAAAGTCCACAGGCTTCGGCACCTCGACGCCTAGTAACGCCACAGGCTTCTTACCATTGTTCTTGTAGTTATGCGTATTCGGTACACGTAAGATGCTAGCCGCATCAGCCGTGCGAGACGGGTCCGCAGGGAAGTTCTGCTCTGCACATAACTTCTTTAGTCGGTCCGCTACAGGTTGCCAGTCTTCTCGGCACACTTTTTCTTTCAAGGGCCAATAGACATGCACGCCATTACCAGAGTTCACCTTTGTAGGTGAGGGTAATGAATTGTCTGTACAAAACTTCTTAAGTGCTTTGATGGCATCGCTCTGCGAGGGAAAGTCTTTATTCGGACCACAATCTAGGTCAACAAAGAATGACTTAATCCACTTAGCGTTAGCCGCTGCACGTGTCCTGTTAGTTTCGAATGTAGATAGGGCAAAGAACGCATTCCAACCCCTGTTGTCTTTGTCGAAAGCTGCGTCTATCGCATCGTCGAGGTCATCGTAAAACACCTGCGATTGTTCGTCGGTGTCGTAATTCTTTGACCATATGCAATAGTAACCTTCGTCTCCCAACACTGTCTGTAAAAATTTTTTCGTTTCCATTGCCGCCACTCAACGTAAAAGCCGTGGCTACATAAGCAACCACGGCGTACCAAATTTAGTCGTCCCAACCATCCACAAGGGCCGCTAGGTCCTCGTCTACTGGCTCGGCCTTCTTAGAAGCTGTCTTGGCCTTTTTAGGCTCTTCTACTTCATCGGCAAGTACGTTGTTTGACTTTTTTGGCTTGGCAGAAACGTCTACTTCGTCGGCTTTGACTTCACCGTCACGCTTCTTCTGCACGTTGTCAGTCTGCGATACTGTTAACGTAATAGCACGCTGCGCATCGTCGCTGTTCTTGGCTTCAAGAACCTGCTTTAACTCGGCCTCTTCAAGAGGACGTACAGGCTTAAAGAATAGCTTCGGTGTCTCAGCATTCTCGTCAAAGTACATCTCTGTAACAATCGCCATAGACGGTGTTTTGTGTGCCTTGAGATAGCGTGCGTACGCTTGCATTGGCATCTTACCATCCTTGGCTTCGCCAAACACAGACGTAGCAGGTAACTGCAGTTGATACACTTTGTCGTACTGACCTTCTATACAGACAGCAAGACGTTGTGCGAAACGACAAGCGCGGCTCTCACCTTGCCCAGAACCTTTGACGTTCATAGGACAATCCATACAGCGTGCAGCCATACGTTGGTCGGCGGGGACGTCAGGTGCGGGTGTTTGTGTATCCGCAGACCAACATTGTGGCGGTGTTGGGTTCTCCGCATCATAAGCACCTGCGTAATATGTTCTGGAAACAGGCGCAGCGTTGACCACTACGATGTTAAGCGAACCAGAACTATTTACGTTTACCTGCTCCCCGCCGACGATTTCGCGGAAGCGTCCACCACGTAAACTAATACGCCGCATACCGCCGCCGCTACCCCCAGTGAGGTTGTCGTCAACTTGTTGTAGTGACTTAAATAAGTCACTGTTAGCCAATGCACTGTTTTCAAACAGGGTTAAATCTGACATGCCGTTCTCCTTATACATCGTCGTCAGTTGTGAAGTCGAACTCTAGCTGCCTATCGTCGTGCTCATTGTATTGCACAGATGGCCCTTCAAGATCGACATTAAGAGTAGTCAGAGCATCCGACACTCTCGTCTTATCAAAACGGTATGTGTTACCGATTTTAATGTATGTGTTCTTAGGGATATGCCCTTGACGTACCCATGATCGGATCGTCGAGATAGACACAGCAAAGTGATTTGCTAAGTCTTCGATTGCCACAAACGGTTGTGTGTCTGCCATTATTTCTTCCTCACAGAGATTGTATATTCTGAATCCACGTTGAGACCTTTGGGTACTAGGTCAGGATTCTCTTCCAAGAACTGCTTCACGTTAGTCTGGTTAAGACGTTTCTCAAAGAACTCAGGCACACTATGTTCCATTACGAACTTGTGCATGGCTTCCCAATCGCTTGTCCAGTACCGTTGTTTAACAGTCCGATAGAACAACCCTTCCGCAGTGCGTACACTTTCGACACCGTGCTCCTTGCAGTAGTCGAGTAGTGCGGATTTCACTTTGTCAAGTTGCTCAGTCAGCTTGGCGTCCTCTTCCTTGAACGCTGCTGATATTTCAGCACGCTTGTTTCGTATCTTAACATACGTGCCCACAAGTTTTTCCACAGGTATTCCCATGTCGTTCTCCTCTTTGTGTTCTTGTTATATAATGACAAGCGTTACGCTAGTCAAGCATTTCGTTGTAAAGGTCAATCATTTTTGTGTGTACGTCTATTCTGTTATCAAGTAATGAGTACACACGCTTTTCGACGTGAGAACCTACCAACTGGACAACCGTACACTTATGTTTTTGACCAGACCTATGAACACGTGCGTTTGCTTGCGCGTAGGTCTCAAGTGAGGAAGTAGGTCCCCACCATACCACAGTATTCGCAGCCGTTAAAGTCACACCATGTGCTGCTGCTTGGGGCTGTATCACCAATATCTTGGGGTCAGGCATATTTTGGAAGCGTTCGAATATCTCGGTGCGCTTCGCCGCAGACACGTCCCCACGAATAACTTCGGCAGTGTATCCATCTGCCCTTAACTTGTCTGTCAAGATGTCGATTGTGTGCTTGAACGGTACGAACACGAGGGTTTTCTGACTCGTCTCGTCAACGACTTCTCGTAACACGTTATATCGGTGCTTGATGTCGAACTCTAGCACTTCCTTGTCGTCTGTATATACGGCACCTGCACTGATCTGTAGTAACTTGTTCATACCGATGGCAGCGTTCTGTGCAGTTACCTCTTCTCCTGCTGCTTCCATGACAAGCCGTGTGCGTAACGTGTCATAGTATTTCTTCTGT